TAGGTAATTCTACGATAATTGTGAATCTTGCTCGAATCTCGGTCATAAATAGCCACGGAAATGCTAAAGGAAAAGTAATGGGTGGATAGCCAGATGCTGGAAACACATTAACTATAACACCAAATTTTAAAGCTAATTCTTCAAAATCAGAAACTGTTTGGACACCACTCATTCCTATTTTTATTAAAATATTTTGCCTTCTAGTTTCTATATCAGGGGCTATATCTAAACAACCATCTGGAATACCATATTCTTGTTCCCATCTGTTTATTAAATCTTCTGTAGTTGCAGGATCCATTTCTTCATATACTTCTATAATATCATCAGAGAACAAAACAAAATTTAACGCGATAGCATCTAAAAATTTATATAAATTAGTGGTAGTGATATTTTTAGCAACAAACGCTGAACCATCCGGAATATATGAACTTAAAATTTTTGTTCTATTCTCGTTTGTATATGTCATGGATAAGTAATACTCCCCAATACACCAACTTCGCCAGTAGCTATTGTTATATCTCCACTCGGAGTCGATAAAACAAAACTTTGAACAGAATCGCCAGTTTCTGTATCAATAGTGCTTTGTATTGCACATATATATTCGTTTTCTGTAATATCAACACCCACATCTGTATCATTATTAAAAAATTCTTGTAATTTATTTGTGATCGATGTTTGCATTGTTGTTGTATTTGGAGTTAAACTTGTAAAAGTGAATGGCACAATTATTTCAGCAGGAGCCGCAATTATAACATCAGAAATAGAAGTGTTAGCTGGTAATATCGTTTCTTCTATCTTATCTTCCATTTGTTGAATTTCTGATGCAGTTGGCAATTCATTATTTTCTTTTAATACATATATAGTTACTTGACCAACTGCAGGAGTTATTTCAAATACAAAAACTCTGTCAACAAAAGCCAATTCTCGCAAAGTTAATTCTATTTGAATAGCATTAAATAATGTAACAGGATTTTGTAGCTTAAATATTAATCTAGCTCTTAAGCTTTCATCTGATTCAACATCAGCCCCACCACCAATAGTATCAAAAGTTACTAATGCTATATTATCTACACCTGCAATAGGTGATTGTAGGGTTAATTGTTCATTAAGATTTAAATTTGTATCAATACCAACAGAATTACTTTCAATATCTATTACAGCACGCGTTACAGAGGCTGTTATTGTACCCGTAGCAGTACCACTTCCGACAGTAGCAGTAGAATATTGGAATGTTTGAGCATCGATAATTGCAGTAATAGTTTTAGCACCATTTAACTCTGTTGGTGTGGATCCTGCTATAGTAACTGTTACTCCCAAAGCCAGATCATGATCTATTGAGGTAATAGCGGTAGCAATACCACTTGAATAAGTTAAAGATGATACATTTAATACATCTGTTAAAATGGTTGCAGTAGTTAAAGTTTGATATTCTATTGAATTAGAAACACCATTTAATAATGTTCCGGATGGTATAACAGAAGACGCCACCCCTGTAAATATAATATTCCCCGTAGAACCTGTCGCAGCATTTCTAAAGATACCATTATTACTTGCTTTACGTTCCAGAAAAGTTCCATATGTAGTATCCGCAAAAAAAGTATTTATGGCTTCTTGTAATTGAAAATATAAATCGTAAAATGCACCTGAAAAACCAACAAGAATCGCTCTTAACCAACTTTGTTCTTTTTGCGGGTTACTATTAGGCAAATTATTTTGAACATCTGCAGCTAATTTATCAAATATTTCATCTCTATTACTAGGTATTCTAAACATTTTATAATCCTTCTATAACTTGTACTACCCCATTTTCCCATAATTTAAAATTAAACTCTTCAATACTATTATCCTCTATTATAAAATTAATATCAAGTTGAATTCCTGTTGCTGTATTATTACCAGTCACTTCTACGTCTTGGACATATCCTTTATCAATAAACCATTGTAATGATTTTCTCGAATAATCTATGGCTCTATTTAACATATCATCGGTGTTCCTCCCATTAACAAGCCATAATTTACTTCCAGATTCAATATTGCTTTCATTCGCAAATAATATTAAATCACCCCAAAATCCTCTGCGTCTAATAGCTTCTGGAATTTCACTACTATCTGCTCGTCCATCTACAAACAATGACATTATAATATTAATATCAAAGGTATCGTCAACTTCTAAATCCCCATCAACAATATTAATATCAAAAACAGAATCATCATTTTGTCTTAATTTTATATCATGTGTTAAATCTTGAGGCATAATTTACTCCTTATACTAGAGTTTATTTCTCTTATCATATCCTCTTTGTCTTGATCTGTTAACAGAATTTTAAAAGGCTCAACTATACCAGAACTAAAAGATTGGTATTCAAGATATATATTATCGTCTATAATATCGCGATATATATGTATAGATATATCTCTATTTATCTCTTTATAGATAAGAGTACATTTAGTGCTCATTTTATTTTTTTCCTATTTTATACAGGCGGTCCAGTATTACTGCCACCCGGTGTAACTCCAGTATTCAGATGATCTCTTAAACTAATATCAGTCGAACCCTTATCTGCTACAACATCTCCGGTAACATCTATATTACCTGTTACATGAATATCGCCTGTTATATTTATATCACCACCACCGGCTATAATATTTATATCATTATTAGATGTTATATTTATATTACCATCTTTATCAAAATTAATAATAGATCCTATAACAAAATTACCACATTCAAATTCATTTTCTTCTAAATCTCGCGTTCTTGTCTGTGCTGATAAAGGTATAATTATCCGATTAGCTTCATCGTTATTAATAATTAACATTACGCATTGTGTGCCAATAGGCGCACTGCCATGCACCCCATAACTCTCTGCAATAGCCACATCCGCGTCTTTTTCAAGGTAAGATACATTGACAATAGGAAATAATTTATTATCGTTAACTTCGGCTTGTGTCTTGGCTATTTTAATATTATTATTCATTGACATCAGCTCCTATTACATTAAACAGTGAATCTTCTTCGTCAACAGACGGTTCTGGCAAATAAGAGTCTTTAGCTACTAATTCTAAAGTTATATTTGTCCCGGTTATATTTGATAATTGATAATTAACAGATCTAATTAACATTATAGCATTTATATCACAAAAATCATCAATCACTTGAATAAGTTTATTGGGTTCATATATTTCAGTTTCCTTTTTATCATAATATATATGTGCTAGATTACAAGTATAAATCTTAGATCTAGCCCGTCTAATATTTGCTTCCCATTTGGCTCTTTCAAGATTACTTGAGTTTGTGGATGATGTTTCATTTTCAAATTCAATCAAACGCGTTCTTCGAATTTCCGTATCAATAGCAGACCCATTGGTGGATTCTAAATCAGATAAACCTTCGCCATCATCACCTGCTAATAAAGCACTTAAAAAATTTCCTTGAGATTTTACAACATATCCAAAATATCTATCTGTGAAATCATAAGATATTGCTGCAGCTTTAATATTATTTCCACTATTATTTAATTGATTCAATAGGATACCATTAAGCTGTTCTGATCCTGCGCGTGTTATTATTATGTTAGCGTTACCATTAGAAGACAATAAAACAGCCCTTTTTCGACAATATTTTTCTATATATTCAAACATATTATCGCCAACTTCGGCAGCTTTAATTTCATTTTCTTTAAAATCTTCTAAATCTCCTACTAAATCTATAACTTGAATTGTATCGTTATCAATACCAGCTAACAATAAAACATTCTCTATTAAATTTTTAAGTGACATCGAAGATTTAAAATCAACATTACCGATTACTGTATTATCTATTATATCAGCAGTTTTATCTCGTCCGCTAACTATTATTTGATGCGATCCGGAATCATAAGAATAAGTTAAATTTTCTATAAATCCGGTAATTACTGGTTTATTATTTATTATAATTCGACATTCTTCTTGTCCCTTAAAAGGTAAAAACTTAGTATCTTCACTACTCGCTATAAAATTAAAAGTACCACTAAGATTTTCTATAGATTTAAAATAACTTATAGTTTCAAATCCTTCATACAATACGCCATTAACTTCAAGAAAAACATTCATATTTTTACCTTTTTTTTAAAAAACACTTATCTACATCCATGGCATCCTGAACATTGTCTACAAGAAATTTTTTTATTGAACGCATTTATTATTTTTTCCGGAAAATTCATATAATTCTCTTTTTTTATAAATGGTTTTTTGTATATTTTTTTTTTTATTATTATTATTCCATTTTCAATTTATAGTTAAAACTTTATTATCCCCTTCATACCAAACGGGATTTAATTTATTATTAAGTTCGTATATCTTTTCATAATCGTCTAAATTATCATATAATAGGTATACTAATTTAGTTAAAGGATTGCCTGGAACGTTCATATCAATAACTCTTCGTACATCTTGTGCCTCAAAAAATTTTGTAATTTCATTTCTAAGAGAATTTGTTATAAATCCAATTTCAGAATCTAATCTTAAAAAAATATAATCATATTGATCTTCTAAAAGATCTTCATGAAAATTAATATCTTGATCTGTTTCAAAAGTAACTAATGCGAATGCATTATAACTCAATCCTAAAGCCATAATATTTATATAATTTGTAATTAAAGCGATATTATCATTCAATTCTTGTGATTGAACAGTTAGAGCCGGACTTATTAAAGCCTGTGTTCCTATTTCATATAAAGCTTGATATATAGAAACATTGTCTACTTGTTCTGATGCCAAACCATCTAAATTAGTAACGATATTATCTAAATCCGTCGCCAATGATTCATTATCTGTTACATTAGTGACAATATTATCATTAAATGTTTCAACCGAACTATTATATGAAGATTCTTTTTCAGAATCTAACGGAACTATTGTTTTTATCATTTCAAATTCTTGACCAATAACGGTTAAAAAGTTTTTAGTTCGACCAAAATCTTCAGGCAAAATATCTTCAAAAAAATATTCATCAATAACTTTATTCTTATATGCATTTTTTAATTGTAAAAATAATGTCCTGATCTTAGCGATATTATTTAAAGCTTCATTAGGAAATAAATATAAAGATGTTTTCTGCCAAGTAACTGAAAATCTTGCAATTCCAAAATTTCTATCGTCTTCATCTAAAGTAACTTGACCAACCACAGAACATCTAATTTCACCTTCATATGGATGAACTAAAAGACCCGGTCCCTCACTTTCCAATATTCTTTTTAATAAATTTCTTTTAGAAATATAATCATTTTCCGTACTATGAATATATATGTTTAAACTAAAAATATCTTCAGCAGCACCCAAAAATTCTACTTCGGTTCTATTTGAATTAGGATATTGATGTGTAACTGTTTTTTGACCAAAAGTTATGGATGAAGTTTCAACTAAAAATTCTGCACCTTTATATGTAGCTGGTCTTAATCTATCTAGTAAAGCCATTATCTTGCTCCTGCCATATTTGTTCCAAGATTAACATTTTTTCCACTTGTTTGTGTAGAAACCTTTTTAACGCTAGTACCTTTATCTGCAGCTACCGTTAATCCTACATCTACAGTAGAGTTATTTTGACCTGCACTATTTATAACACCACCAACTAATTTTTTAGTTATATCAATACCCTTACCTAATAATTCTTTTCCAAGGCCTGGCAACGTCAATAATTTTGCAGCTTTTAACGGATTATTTTTTACAAAATTAACTAATTTTTCCCATTTTATAATTAAAAGTGTTACTGCTCCAATTAGTAATCCTATGGCTCCAACTACTGCAAGAACTGGTAAGGATATAGCACCAATAGCAACCGACAAAACACCTAATCCTATCAATAAAGGAGGAATAATAGCAACTATGCCAGCAAAGACAAGTATCATTCTTTTTGCATGAGGAGACAATGCAGCCAATTTATCTGTTGCCTTCCCTACCTTATCTATAAAATTATTAATTTGAGGAGCAAACTCTTTAGCGAAACTTTTCATAGCTGCGGACATTTTACCTCTTGATCTTAAAAAACGTTGTGCCATAGTTTTATTTTGATCGTTAAAAGCGCGCATCAAACCGTCACCGGTTTTTAAATCACTATTTATTTTTTGAACAATTTCATCTAATAATTTTATTTTTTCAGCACTTAAAGCGGTGACACCTGTTAATGCTCTTATATTAGGGATAGCTTTGGCTATAGCATCTAAACCAAATTTCTTTTGGGCTACTGCAAGAGATAATAATGTTTTTGATAATCCTTTAGATTTTATATTTGCAGCACCAAAAATAACGCCCATTGATTTTAAAAACTTTTGAGCTTCTTTGGTTGGCTTAATTAATGCAGTTAATGCACCTTTTAATGATGTAGCTGATTCATCGGTACTTAAACCTGCAGTTGTAAGTGCAGACATAGCAGCTAATAATTCTTTATAACCTACACCTGCAGCACTTGCAATAGGAGCTACTTGACCGATAGCATTTGATAATTGTTCTACTGTTGTTTTACCTTTAACCTGAGCACTAAAAAAAGCATTAGCAGCTTCTGTGGCACTAACATTAGTATTTTTATATACACTCATTATTGAGGTTATACCATCAACCGCAGTGGCTAAATTAGTCGCGCCACCTATCGCTAATATTTGTGAAGCTGCAAAAGCGTTTAATGATGATTCAGAAGCACCTAATGCAGAAATCGTATCAAATAATCCTTTATTAACATCTTCAATTGAAAATCCTGTTTTTAAAGCATTTACCTGTAAAATTTCCAAATCTTTTCCAAATATTTTTAATTCTTCTCTTGATAATAAATTATTTACATTTACTAATCCCTTCTCCAACCTAGCAAATGTAATTACTGCAGCGGTCCCAAGTGCTAAAATAGGAGTTGTAAGCTTATGTTTAAGATTGTTGCCTAATTTTTTTGCACTCTGTGCGGTTTTTTTTAAACTTTTCCTAAATTTACGCAATTTCCTATCAGTTTTTTTAATAGCTGCTTTAAAATTACGAGTGCTTTTACGCATTTTTTTTAATGCTGGCGTAAATCTATCTAGTATTTCAAAAAAATATTCTACGGAATTATTAGCCATTATGTTTGCGCCTTTATATATTTTTTTTCATCATTTTTAATTTTTATAAAAGTTTCATTCAGATCTAATATTTCATAAATATTTAATCCTTCAGCATATTCAAAAGTAAAACCACCATTCGAAAATCTACAAATAGAACCTACTAAATAATTATAATTGAGACCCGCTTTTTTTAATTGCCCGGGGAAGCAATTATAAAATTTACGATATATGATCCTAATAAATTTTTGATATCTATAATAGAAAAATCTTCTAAAATAGTGTCAGTTATCTCTTCTTTATCATCCACATATGCAAAATGTACACCATTTTTTGATGATAAAAATATAGTTTCTAAGCAAGATAGACATTTTTCTACGTCTGCTCCACCACTCATTAGAGATTTTAAAACTGCAACTTCTTCTTTTTCTTCTTCTTTTTCTTTAGTTTTCTTGCTATTATCTGATATTGTATCTTTTAAAAGTTCATCACCTATTATATTTTTCATAGATTCTAAAAGTTTTAATTGCGATTTTTCATATTCTTGTTCTATAAATAAAACTTCTTTTAAATGTAACCTCGTTGGAGCTTTAATTGTAATTTTTTTGGCTTTAACTTTTTCGCCTTTATTTATATACCATAAATCTCCACAAAATTTATAATCAAAATGACCCAATGACCCTTTCATAAAATCTCCTTTTTCTAGACAGGTATAGATCTACCATGAAATTCTAATTCTGCCTGTCCGTCATTGCTTAATGCAAATTCAGGATCAGTAATTAAAGTAGCATCTTTTAATATAATATTCAGATCTACATCATTAACTGCTATATAGTTATTAGACTTATTAGCTTTCAATTCTAGAACTTTATTAAATTTTTCTTTTGTAGAATAAACAGATACCAACACTTTAGCTATCTTAGTTTCAACATCTTCAGAATAAACCATGTCCACTGCTCCATTTCCTGCTGATTGTGGTCTCAATGAAGATTCACCCTGCCCCGGAACTATACGCGCAGAACTCGGAACAATAGAAAATGTCTCATTATTTATTCTAATCTGCGGATCATAAATTGCATTAATTCCCATTTTTTCATCTCCTCATATAGTTATACTGTAAAAGTTGTTTTTAAATTAACTAATATATCTCTTAATTGAACAACTATTGGTAAATTAGAGTTTTCTGTTATTTTTCCTTGAACAAGATCAATAAGAATTGTAGTATTGTCCATAAAAAAATCTATTGCTGTTTTTCCTGACGGCACTACTACTTGTTCAGACAAATCAATATAATATTTCTTTATTTGACCTCTAAACGAAGCTTCATTTACTAATGCATATCCATCAATTAAATCGCCATCAGTTAATCTGCTTTGTGAAAAATCAGATTTTAAATTATTGAAAAAATATTCAGCACTAACACTTAATGTGTCCACTGTGTTTAGAAAATGCCATGTGGGATCCGCATTAGCAGAACTATCCGTTTTATATGTTGTAACAATTTCACCTAAAATTACCGTGTTGCCAACAACATTATTTCCAATAACCGCGCCACCTTTTTCTACCAATTCTTCTATTTCTGTTTCTGTAAAACCTTTGCCAACATCTATTGGAGAAATACTAAAAACAGGCGTGTTGAAATATGGCAATGTAGAGATATGTAAACCACCAGTTTTATCTCTAAAATCTGTACTAGCAGTTACTAATCTTGTAATGTTAGCACCATCTGTTAAACGCAGTGCTCTTAATCCCGCTACTCTTGCAGATAAAACAAAATCTAAATCTATTAAAGCGGACCCATCATAAATAGCATCAGCTACAATTTCATCACACAAATAAACTAAAGATTGAGAATTTAGACCATCTAATGTAGTTTTTAAATTAGAGAGCGTATCGGTATCTTTTACAATAGCAATACCATCTAAAATATCATTATCTACATTAAACCTTGTATCTAAAAAATTATCAACACTAAATGCTGTCCCATATTCAACCGGATGAGTTATTGTTTGATATCTATTATTTCCCACTACATCCAATACTGAAGTTACTGTAGGATCTGTTGCGCCACTTGCAAAGGCAGTTAATGTGAGCTCTACATTTCCTAGAACATAATCTGAACCACTCAGAGACAAACCTTCAAATTTAACTGTGATACTATTGCCAATAGTACCGTCATGTCTACATGTAAGCGTAATGGTGCCTGCTGCATTAACCGCAGTAACAGGTAGTTCTAAGTCAGCATTAATAGCATCAGCAATAGCATCCGAAATATTTCCTGCCCCAGAAACAATTGCTTGATCTACTATAACATCAAGAGCAAACGTATATTTATATTTAGATCCTATGATAACGCTTATAGTTCCAGCAACAGTAGAAAGATTTGTTGCGCCACCTATTTCTGCCACTACTATAGTTGCTTCTGCAGGAGTTCCCGATGCATCATCTAATGGGATTACATCTATTTGAGGAATTATTGTTGATCCTGACTTTTCAAATACATCATATATTCCAAACAAAGCATTTTGAAGAAAAGAACCTTCGCCAAACAATGTGTTTACGTCTGCTTTGGCTACATCTTCATATAAATCTCCAGCCGTAGCACTTCCTGCAGCTAATTTTTGATTTATAACTAAAATTTTTTGTTCATCTAGTGCTGCTGGCAAAGAAG